TTACGTATTATTCGTACCTTCCTTATTTTTATTGTGGGACATATTTGGGACAGAAGTACCAAAAATCGAGTCAATTTGTCGAGCATGTTCAGTCAGGTGATTTGGTGCCAGATGAGCATATCTGCGAACCATTTCGATAGACTCCCAGCCACCCATTTCCTGCAATACCGAAATCGGAACGCCAGCCTGAACTAACCAACTTGCCCACGTGTGCCTCAGGTCATGAAAACGGAAGTCTTCAATGCCCGCTCGTTTTAATGCTGCCCTCCATGCCGTATTAGCGTCATAGCGCATCTTCCTCACTACAGGTGATTTAGTTCCGTCTGGTTTGGTGCTGCTTTCCTTGTAGACGAACACCCATTTGTGATGATTGCCGATTTGCTTTTTCAGCACCCGGCAAGCGGTATCATTCAGCGCCACTCCAATGGCATGATTAGACTTGCTTTGTTCCGGGTGTATCCATGCCACCTTTCGTTGCATGTCTATCTGCTGCCACTCCAGATTGATAATGTTAGACCGCCTTAAGCCAGTAGAAAGCGCAAACTCTACGACTGACTTTAGCGGTTCCGGGCATTCATCAATCAACCTTTTTGCCTCGTGAGGCTCAAGCCAGCGAATACGCTTATTTTTCGGCTGAGGAACTTTAACGATCGGAGCCTTATCCAGCATCTTCCATTCGCGTTCAGCAGTTCGTAGGAGTGCCTTAATGAATGAAAGGTGAGTTGCTTTTGTGGCTATCGCTGCTGGCTTAGGTTTGAATACCGGAGGCTGCTTTCCTTTCTTCCTGCAAGCTTCTTCCATCATCTTCCAGTTTTCCTCGTGACGACGATTTGTCATCTTCTGGATGGCGGAGTAAATCTTCGTTTCGGTAATATCTTTCAACTGAATCCCTGCAAAATGCTGGAGCCAGAATCCTATCCGGCTTTTGTCATCGTCCAGCGACTTCTTATGCGCCTTCTCCTCTAACCACCTGACACAGGCTTCCTCAAAAGTCATGTCAGGCGTCTCGCCTAATTTACTTACCCTCCATGCTTCGGCCTTCAGCCTGTCATGAAGCTCCGTGGCCTGCCTTTTGTCCTTTGTCCCAAGAGACTGCTTAAATCTTTTGCCGTCCGGCAATGTGAAACTGGCGTACCAGGTTTCACCTCTGCGGAATAGTGACATTTCAGTTCCTCTGTTATGCCATCACCCGCGCTCACGGCGACAGTATGCATCGGAGACTGAAGAGCCGCAATGCAGGCTTGTCGTGTAGTGAGGTATGGGGATTTAGGTTTGGTGGGGTCTTTACGTGTTGCCTGTAGTCGGCCTGTGCGAATCCAGTTGGTGGCGGTAGGTCTGGATATCTTGAGAAATGCACAGGCCTCATCGAGTGTGAGACTGTGTGATTCCATGGTTACTCCGGATAAAAGAAATCCCCGCGAGTGCGAGGATTGTTATTGCTGCGGTGGTTCTGGTAGCGGCATCCAGTGGGTTACACCGATAATTTCCATACCCTCCCAATAGTCAAAGAACCCATCATCGTCGTATGTAGCAACGAACATCCCCTGACCCAGACATTTTCCGGTAAAAATTGCGATGGGTTTAGATTCATCATTATCTGGCATTCGCTCATTACAGCTTATCCAACCATCCTGAGTTACCGGAGAGTTGAGTTGTTCGGAATTACCGAACGACTGCATGGCAGCGTTATAACCATCGGCAAAAATTTCTGCTTCTTCGTTGTTCAGTTCAGCGCCAAGTTTAAAAGCAATATCTTTCGCCATTGATGCTGTTATTTGATGGTGTTTCACGATTTACCTCCATTGAGCATGGCGGCTCGGCAGGCGTTCCATATTTTCTGTGCCAATAACTTATCGCCTATGTTATGCGCCAGCAGACTGACAATTTGACCAGCCAGACCTTTTGGCATTTCCGCTGGCACTACCGGCGCCGGCTGCTCTTTACTAACCAAACGCGTTATTTCTGATTCCAGGAGTGAGCCTAAAACTGTGCTCGTACAATGTTCGGCCCATTCGTTGTTTTCCAGCAGGCCAATAATATTGAGAACATCATCGTAAATGCCTGTTACCGACGCTGGCGGAACGGCGTAGAGCTTTATCACTCTGCGCGGGTCCGCGTTCGGTGTTATCGGGTTGGCTTTAAACAGATATCCGCAGCCGTCCTTTTCAACCGAACGCAGTTCTTCTGCATCCGTCCAACCAATCGGTTCCGCGCTATCAGCCTTGCGGCGTTCCTGTAGCTCACACAGGGCTGCTGCAACATAATGGCTATTGTGCTGATCAGCCCACTGAATGAGCCGAATCAGTGTTGCATTTGAAACGCGTTCGTCTGTTAGTTTGTTATTCATCTCCGAACAATTCCTCGTATTTAATGAACTCACCAAAACACTGCAATTCAGCGCCAGCCAGGAAATAACCTAACGCCTCGGCTCGATCTGTATCTTTATTGAATGATGCAAGCGGGTAGCGCTCGTAGAATTTATTGATGAGCTCGGCGATTTTTAATTCTGGTTTATTAGCTTCCAGCGATGCCAGCGCTATACGCGCCAGTTCGCGCACAACTTCTGGCGGGGCGTAGTGGTCATTCAGGTCATCGTACAACTGGGTCATCTTTGTGCTGTTATCCGGGTGAACATCAGCGTTAGTACCAGCCAGTGCGGTGATGACCTCGTCGGCAGCATCAATTATTTTTTGTACCTGTTCTCTGGTAATAGTGGTCATGGGTTAGTCCTCCCTGTACGGATTTAATTTGTTGTGTAGTTTGTTAAATGGCCCCCATACGATGGAGCTATACCACTCAGCTATTTTTTCTGCCTGTTCTCCTGCTAACAAGAGGATGACTATCGGTGATATTGGAACCATTAAAATAAGAAAGAGAAGGAAAAATAGAGCCTCTTTAATCCGGCTTTGGCGTGGGTAATTCTTACGGAATATTTTTGTCATCTCACTCCCCCTTCACGCCAATGCCAGCGGCGTCCCATGCTTTTGCTTTGGCGCATACCGGGCAATAAAGCTCACCTTTATGCAACACCCAGCCAGCCTTCAGTGAATCATCTTTAAGAAATTTCAGCGCTATAGAAACGCTCTTAACGCTTTCACGTGCTGACGTTATTGAACCGGCGTTCTGGCTAGAGAAACAGCCCTCAATATCACCACAACCTTCACAACGTACTTCCATGAAAATAGCCATTACATTTCCTCAACATTGAATCCAGCCAGACGAACCTGCCGCTTAGCGAGCGTAATGGCTTCTTCATACGCTTTTTCTTGCTCAGTCCAGTAGCCGTTTGTTTTCGGCAGCAACACGGGCTTAGATAGCTTCGCCTCCAGTTCTTGAATACGCTGGCGTAACGCTGTAATTTCCACCTCAGCAGCGTCTGCGTAATGAACGTTTTCATGCTCAAGTGGTGGTAAATCCGGCGTAACGACATCAAACAGTTTTGCAAGCGCCCGGTAGTTCAGTTCGCTGTGATAACGACCTTTGCAGCGGACCAGTTTTTCAGCAGTAGCTACAATCGCGCTTTGTTCTGCTATGCGCTGACGGGCAGACTCCAGCTCAGAAATATCCTTTCCACGCTCAGCGATATTCTGCTTCGCCAGTCGACGCCAGGAATTGATTTGCTTAGCGGCTTCTTGGTGACCTTTCTCCAGTTCTGCTAGACGCTTTTTTGCTGCTTCCAGCTCAACTCGCAGCTTCCCAACCGTAAGCGCAATATCCTCGTTCTCCTGGTCGCGGAGTTTGATGTATTGCTGTTTTTTATCCAGCTCATCCAGCAGCTCCAGCACATCCGGGTCGCTAACATCAACTACTGTTACGCGCGATTTTTCGTAATGCTCGTCAGCAAAAGTACGACCAAATTTGAAATATCCATCATTACCCTCGCCCGTGCAGCCATAGGTAATTCGACTGGCAGATATTCGCTGGATTGTCATTTCCTCGCCGCAAATATGGCATTTAGGTACAGGTTTTGGGGAATAGCGCTCACGTAGCGCCTGTTTGTCGATGTTGCTCATTGGGCTGACTCCTCCTTCCTAATCTCTTTTGCATCGTATTTGCGACCATGATACCAACCACGGCGAAGCCACCTACGTATGGTTCGCATGGCATTCGCATCACCGCGAACAGGAGCAGGAAATCCTCCGCATTTCACCGTGAGCGGTCCGCGCTTGCGTTCTGATTGCTCCATTCCACACTCAATGATTTCATCGCGATAATAGGCAAGCCAATTTTTACGGTTGCATAATGGGCAAGGTATATCGCCGCCGTTGTCCATACCCATTTCATCCCCGCTATCCGCGTCCCACAAGTAACCATCACAGCAAAGGCTGTCCGGGTAATTCGCTCCAAATTCATAACCTTGGTATCCGCAACTCATGATTTGGCCCCTTTGCGAAGTTGGGTTTCCCATTCTTCAATCGATTTCTCTGCGTATTCACCTGACAAGCCGTCATCCGCGGGTAGTGGGTTATTGGCTAAATCCTCTTTCGCCGATAAAATCATGCGTGTCACGTCGAGAACTTCTGATACAGGTTTATCGAGGAATCCGTGATTGAATGCGGCGGCGAGACGGCTGGCGGCATAGTTGATACCTTCATTACGTGCACTTGCCCGCACTTCAGCCAGAAAAGCGTCGGTGGCTGGGGTGCCTACCGACTTGCGAAGAATGTTATAGGCCGCCATCATGGCTCGCTCCGGCACGTCATCTTCAGCATAGAACGCATCAAGGCATGACATCATCGCTGCAAGCTTTGGCTCTTGGTATTTCAGCGTCTCATTCTCCGCGGCCAGTACCGAAAACTTCTCGTGCGCCAACTTAACAACTGCATCACCCTGCTTAAGTGACTCCATTGCTTTATCGTTATCCGCCGCCAACGCCGCGCATTTAGCCTCAAGTTCCGCATAATCAGATGCCAGCACCAGATCCACACAGAACGATTCAGACTGTACCGGTGGGGATAAATCTGATGGGGATGCGGTGTAAATTTTTACCTGTTGCATTTATCTTTCCTCAGTATCGCATTCAAATATTTATTCTCGTTAATCGAGGGAAATGAATTGCGCCGCAATAATTCTTCGCGTGTTGGCATTGGTTTAATTTTGTGCCTAATAATAAGTTCAGCGGGTAGAATTTCTGGGTTGTAAGAAACGCCTCTCATGATTTGCTCTCCACAAAGTCGTTAACCGCTTTACTCAGTGACAGACTAAGCGTCTCGATATGCTTCTGTAGCTCATAAAATGATTGTGCTTCTGACGCCAGAATTTCGCGATGGCATAACTCTTTAACCAGATGTTCAAACTTGCTGTAGTAACCGCAACGCACAAGGACTTCATTACCGTAATTTTTGCTTTTTTCGTCAGTTACTTTCTTCTTCTCGCTGAGAATAAGGTCGTGTTTGGTTCCGGTAATTACGTATTTACCGAGGTCGATATTTAATTTCATGAGTTATTCCTCAGTTATTGCTAATCATCCCGTAACGTGAGCGGTAATTACGCAGGCGCGGGTCGATTTCAATGAATTTTGTATATATTGCTTTGCGGAATGGTCGTATTGATGTCTGCCTGATGAGTTCTTTTTCGTTACGCTCAGCTAGCCAGATTGAATTGCGGAAATCTCTTTCTGCTTTCGTTTCCTGCGGTAGCGACATTATCAGGTCGTAGTTTTTTCTGAATTTATCCAGCACCTCCGAGACGGAATTGCCGGAACAGCGGAGAGGATTGTTATAGTCAAACAATGGTTTTGGCATAATAATATGATATCCATTATACAATGTTTGTGGCTTGTTTGTATTTGCTATGTTTTTATGGCGTTGATTATAAGTGTCTCCATATTTTCTTGTTTTTAATTAAACCAACATGTGTGTGGCTTATATTGTATTCTCTAGCAATAATTCTGTTTGATCTGATATCTCTACGGATATCAAAAATCTTATCCTTTGTTAATTTTGAGTTACCGTTCTGTTCTCCTGTTTGATATTTTGCGCGTCCCTTATGACGCATATCTGCATTGTTGTCAGAAACTGTACCTACTGCTAGATGCTTTGGATTTACGCAAGATGGGTTGTCACACAAATGAATCACAACCTTTCCTTCTGGAATTATTCCTTTACTAAACTCATATGATAATCTGTGAGCCTTAACCACTTTTCCATTAACGCTTATTCTTCCGTATCCTCTGTAATTCTTCCCAGCCATCCAAATATGGCACTCAGTTTTCATATTTTCAGGCACATACCCTGAATTAATGTCAACCTTTGCTAAAAACCTATTCTTTAATTCATGAAGATAATTATGTGATAAATTTTCAATCATTTTAATTAACCACTCATATTTCAAGAATCTATATCAAGATACTGGATGTGTTACCACGATTATTAAAATGGGATCTCATCGTCGAAGTTCATGGGAGGTTCGTTGTGATTTCCCTTCTGCTGAGGTTGTTGTCTTTGTTGCTGACCGTTATTTCGCTGATGTGAAGACTGTTCATTGCTTCCTTGCTTGCCACCAAGCATTTGCATGGTTCCACTAACGCCAACGATGACTTCGGTAGTGAACCGATTCTGTCCACTTTGGTCCTGCCATTTTCTTGTCCGCAATTTGCCTTCAAGATAAACCTCAGAGCCTTTTCGCAGATACTCGCTGGCAATTTCTGCCAGTTTCCCGCTCATCACCACACGGTGCCACTCCGTCTGCTCCTTTTGCTCGCCAGTATTTTTATCTCGCCATTGTTCTGACGTAGCTATTGTCAGGTTAGCGAACGCTGTTCCTGATGGTGAGTATCTAACTTCCGGGTCTTGTCCAACCCGACCAAGGATAATCACCTTATTTACGCCTCTGCTTGCCATTTATGCCACCTGTTTAAGCTCATTTATTCTGATATTCATTACCTGAACGCATTTTGTCTGCGCATCATCGTGACCAGCCAATAATTGCCAGTCGTGCTGGTATCTCTCAATTAGCTTTTTCTTGTCAGTTTCTGTTGCTGCATATTCACTGAAGTCTTTCAGGATTTGCTCGCAGTCAACCGATGGTGATTTCTGGTTGGTATTTTCTGGTGATGGTTGATTGCAAGATGCTGGCATGGCCCAGCCCGGCAGCGATGGAGGTGACCAGTAAAATCCTGTTCCATCCTTCAGTTTTGCCCTGTGCCATCCCTGCTTTTTATCGAGTGATGTTTGTGCGAAACCTTCCTCAAGGTTATACAGATAACGACCGATTCCCCACTGAACGGCAGCGCGCTTCATTGCACCGGAACGACCACCTTTGACGGCTTCTACCTGCGTGTTTTCAGCAGCATCCCATTTGGTTACCCATTCAGAACCAATCTTGATTGATATGCCGCATTCAACGCCGCCGTTGTTGGGAATATCGCGGTATTCATTGCGCCATCCTGCTTTGCCGCAAACATCGTCCAGGCGTTTCATGATTGCCCTGTTCGTGACATAAGCCAGCACCATAGCCCACACTTTGCCATCGCGTGTTTTACCGCTTTGCTGTATTCGCCATTCGATATCTTCAGAATTGAATGGGGCGTCGAATTTATTCAAATCCATAATTCACCTCAGAATGGTAATTCGGAAGGATTAGCCAGAAATTCACCTTTGTTTATTCGCTCATTTTTGGCTAATGAAAGGCAATTTCTTTTCATCGATTTATTACCTGACTTGCGCCAGTACATTGCCTCTGTCAGGTGATACTGACGTTTTAATCTGCTCAACTTCGGTGTCCTTGCTAAATCCACTGGTATCATTTCAACCTCCATTCGCGAAAGGCTTCTACAGCTTCGCGATACATTATTTTGTCGCCAAGATAAACAGCAATTGCGAATTTAGACTGAATAGCCATAAGTGATTTATCCATTACACGGCACTCCTGGTTGATTCAGGATATCGACCAGACGTTTCCATCCGGTTCGTAATTTTCTGGTAATTCTGTCGAGAAGTGATTCAGAAGGGCAGCCAGCAATGGGCCACCCGGCAAAATGATATTGCATGGCGTGCTCCTTAGTTAATTTGCATAACAAAAATGCCTCGAATGAAGCGTTGTTGGTATGCGAAAAAAGCCGCCCTGACTGCGAGCGGCAAATAACATCAAGGGATGATTTTTCGATTAACCAGAACGAGTCGTCGTCCTCGTTTGGTTACGAGCGATATTGCTCGCAATGCGGAATCACAGAATCCGCATTAAGTGCATCACTCACACTTTACAAACTCACCATCTTTATCCAGTTGATACCATGTATTCGGAATAATACCGTTCTCGCCAACCTTGCTTGCTCGGATATGAATTAACTCGCCATCTTCATCTCGATAGCAAAGCACAATAGCTCCGCCTTCAGATGCCCTGGCTTTCCCTTCTATTCCGAGTGATGCCGCTACGGATTGCGATCCAGACACTTCCGCTGCTGACTGGTAGCCAGTGTTGGTTGCTGCTGACTGGTCGCCAGTGTTGGTTGCTGCTGACTGGTCGCCAGTGTTGGTTGCCGCTGACCAGTTGCCAGTGTTGGTTGCTGCTGACTGGTAGCCAGTGTTGGTTGCCGCTGACTGGTCGCCAGTGTTGGTTGCCGCTGACTGGTCGCCAGTGTTGGTTGCCGCTGACCAGTTGCCAGTGTTGGTTGCCGCTGACCAGTTGCCAGTGTTGGTTGCCGCTGACTGGTCGCCAGTGTTGGTTGCTGCTGACTGGTCGCCAGTGTTGGTTGCCGCTGACCAGTTGCCAGTGTTGGTTGCTGCTGACTGGTCGCCAGTGTTGGTTGCCGCTGACCAGTTGCCAGTGTTGGTTGCTGCTGACTGGTAGCCAGTGTTGGTTGCCGCTGACTGGTCGCCAGTGTTGGTTGCCGCTGACTGGTCGCCAGTGTTGGTTGCCGCTGACCAGTTGCCAGTGTTGGTTGCCGCTGACCAGTTGCCAGTGTTGGTTGCCGCTGACTGGTCGCCAGTGTTGGTTGCTGCTGACTGGTCGCCAGTGTTGGTTGCCGCTGACCAGTTGCCAGTGTTGGTTGCTGCTGACTGGTCGCCAGTGTTGGTTGCCGCTGACCAGTTGCCAGTGTTGGTTGCTGCTGACTGGTCGCCAGTGTTGGTTGCTGCTGACTGGTCGCCAGTGTTGGTTGCCGCTGACCAGTTGCCAGTGTTGGTTGCTGCTGACTGGTCGCCAGTCATGATCTGCTGTTCCAGCGATTTATCTATCTTGCTCCAAATCCACTCAATACCACGCTGAATGAACTGTGGAAGCGTTAACTCAGCCTTAATCGTGATACTGGAACTGGCTATTTTAGTGTCACCTCTTTCTTCATGGTCTGTAACACCAAAAGATATTGTTTCCGCATAGCGACTTTCTGCAGGCGGATAATAACGGAAAACATCGAAAGGACATTCACAGGCGTGAAATCCAGAACCGCAAGCCTCTACTTTTCCATCGTGATGGAAGGTTTCACCGATTGCAAACTGAAAGTCACGGCACGTGAGGTCTTTGTTAAATCCCTTGAATGTCACAATTTCTTTGGTCATGTTGTTATTCCTTAAATTTTGGCAATAAAAAATGCCGCATTGCGACCTGATTAGATGAGAGGCTTGCTGTTCAGCTTTATGCGCTGTACTGCGTGGATTTTGTTACCGAGTGGGTTAGCATCGTGGTAGTAAATGCGGTTCTTCTTGCGCTCTATTTCCTGCTGCTTAACTTTGTTTCCTGCACGTGAAACTGCTTTTGTTACCCTGTCAACACGCTGCGTCTTAACCTCTTGAGAAGCATCAGGAGCATCGCAGCCAAAAATTGAATCGATGATATTGCAGATGGTGTCGCGCTCCATTGCGAGCTTCCTGCGCCGCTCATGACGGCGAGTTTTAGCATTGCCCGCAAACGTTGACTTCCCATAGGTGATAACCGTCATGATGTATTCCTCATGTGAAATGGCTTTGGTACTGGCGCCGGAACCTGTCTCAATTTCCGGATTTCAAGTGGCTTCTCAGTCCGGCCCGATCGGTACAGCTAGGCCTAAGCTCCACCACACGCCAGTCCAAACCCATCTCGTTTGGTATCTGTTCGCGCTTTGTCAGCGCATCATCGAAGTTAAAGAGCGTTGCCTTTCCGTTTGGCTACCAGCGTCCTGCTGATGGCTAAAATTTAAGACTTCTTAATTAAATGGTCAAATGTATTTTTGAAGAAAACTTAAATATTTTATCGTTACTTAAGTTTTTATTTGATTTTTAAAGGAAAATGTAGTGTGAGGGGCGGGTGCCCCTTATGGAAGATTTGCGAGTTTTGCGTCAACAACTACGCCAATGATTTTGCAGTTTCCGTTGATTTCTATCATCGGATATTGTGGGTTTAATGGTTTTAAAAACTTTCGGCCTGCATCCATAACTAATTTTTTGAATGTGGCCTCGTTTTCACCTTCTAATTTTGCAACAACCAGCTTGCCGTTTCTTGGTTCGACTTCGGGATCAACCAGAATTATCATTCCTTCTGGAATGCTTAACCCTGCCGGTGCTGTCATAGAGTCACCTTGGACATCAAGCCAAAATGAATCTTCTGAACAATCTACAGTGGTGTCGTGCCAGTTCTCTATCGCGCGCTTGTGATAAGGTTCTACAGCTTCCATCCATTGCCCTGCGCTTACCCAACTGATAAGAGGGTATGATCCTCTTGGCTCATGCCTACTATGATAGGCAACGTTTGTCTGGCTTAAATCTCCTTTCAGCAAATAGTCAGGGGAGCACTGAAGAGCCTTCGAAAGTGCCAACAGGTTCTCCCCATTTGGCTCAGTCTCCGAGCGCTCCCATTGCGATATTGCAACATTAGACACTCCCACCATCTTACCAAGAGCGGCTTGTCTAATCTTGAGTTTTTTTCTTCGAGCGCGAATACGCTCACCCATCAATTGTGTATTCATAGTTAAGTCATCTTAAATAAACTTGACTAAAGATTCCTTTAGTAGATAATTTAAGTGTTCTTTAATTTCGGAGCGAGTCTATGTACAAGAAAGATGTTATCGACCACTTCGGAACCCAGCGTGCAGTAGCTAAGGCTTTAGGCATTAGCGATGCAGCGGTCTCTCAGTGGAAGGAAGTTATCCCAGAGAAAGACGCATACCGATTAGAGATCGTTACAGCTGGCGCCCTGAAGTACCAAGAAAACGCTTATCGCCAAGCGGCGTAAGCAAAACGCTCTTTACCAATCTGAACCGCCGACAACGCGGTAAACCTATTTCAAAGCGCATCAACGAATGCGCACAACTAACTATTAACTACAGGAATGTTCACATATGGAACTCACAAGCACTCGCAAGAAAGCCAACGCAATTACCAGCAGCATCCTTAACCGGATAGCTATTCGTGGTCAGCGTAAAGTCGCTGATGCGTTAGGCATTAACGAATCTCAAATTTCACGATGGAAAGGCGATTTCATTCCAAAGATGGGGATGTTATTGGCGGTTCTGGAGTGGGGTGTCGAGGATGAGGAGTTGGCAGAACTGGCAAAGAAAGTTGCGCATCTGCTGACAAAAGAAAAGCCCCAAGACTGCGGGAACAGTTTTGAGGCCTGATGTAGAAGGACTGGATCAATCCACAGGAGTAATTATGCCAAAACGTAGTAAGAAATACCAGGAAAAAGAAGAGATTCGACACCCTGATTCACCTGAGGGATTAGTGGTAGCAGCAGCAAATAACAGGGCGTTCGCAGAGCGACTTGTTGGTGTTTACAGACTAGCCAAAGCAGGAGTGAGACATGGGCGTCGTTAAGTTAGCAGACTACAGACCGTTAGAGCCGGTCGTGGAGCGTAATGTGGCAGATCTCGATGATGGTTACGCCAGACTATCAAATATGCTGCTTGAAGCTTATTCAGGCGCAGATCTGACCAAGCGACATTTTAAAGTGCTGCTTGCCATTCTGCGTAAAACCTATGGGTGGAATAAACCAATGGACAGAATCACAGATTCTCAACTTAGCGAGATTACAAAGTTACCCGTCAAACGGTGCAATGAAGCCAAGTTAGAACTCGTCAGAATGAATATTATCAAGCAGCAAGGCGGCATGTTTGGACCAAATAAAAACATATCAGAATGGCGTATCCCTCAAAATGAGGGAAAATCCCCTAAAACGAGGGATAAAACATCCCTCAAATTGAGGGAGTGCTATCCCTCAAAACAGGGGGACACAAAAGACACTATTCAAAAGAAAGAAATACAAGATAAAAACATTATGTCCGAAAGTGTTCGGACGAAGTGTGAAAAATCATCTTGCCGTCACGAAGAAACCGACAAGGCATTCGAGGAAATATTCTGGTGTGCTGGAATGCGGAAAGCCGGGAAGAAAAACGCAGCTTCGGCTTTCAGGACGCAGTTCAGGGAGTGGCGTAAAATCACCAGGGGGACGGCAAGCGAGTTTGCCACAATGCTGGCAGAAGATATCGCGTGCAGGAACGGTAAGCAGTTCGGATTCGACAGGTTGTTACCATCGAGCTACCTGAACGGTCAGCGCTGGAACGACGAGAAGCCAGAAACCATTCAACCACAATCCAAACCATCATCCGCAATCACCGTATCGAAAACTGGATACGTGTTTTTCGACAGGTGAACCATGAAATCAAAAATCAAATCGCTACTGGTCGCTGGTTATAACCACGGCTGGTTAAGTATTTCGTTTGTCGATTTATGGTTTAAAAATCTCAATCTGAGGGAATTATGACACCGAGTGAACTCAGCGACCTGCTTTGGGCGCAGGTTGACAGGGTGGCTCCGCACCTGTTGCCAAACGGCAAGAAAGACGGGCATGAGTGGGTTGCCGGTAACGTCAACGGCGACAAGGGGAACAGCCTGAAGGTTAACCTTAGTGGCAAGAAAAAATGGGCTGATTTCGCTGAGGGAGACGGCGGTGACATGCTTGATTTGTGGATGGCGTGTCGTGGAATTAACCTGCATCAGGCCATGCAGGAAGCGAAGGCATTTCTCGGCATCAGGGAGGACGATCACCATTTCGACGCCAGACGTGAGAAGAGATTCTCCAGACCTGACCGCAAGAAAATCGTCCGCTACGTTACCAGAACAGAATCACATCTTGAGTACCTGCAATCGCGGGGCATATCGCCTGAAGTCGCGAAGCGATACGAGGTTGTCAGCGGAAAAGTCTGGAATGGCGAACGAGAACTGAATGCCCTGGTGCTTCCGTACAAACGCGATGGCGAGCTGCTGCAGGTCAAGCGAATCAGTACTGAACGTCCGGACGGGAAGAAAGTCATCATGGCAGAAGGTGACTGTGAACCTTGCCTGTTCGGGTGGCAAGCTCTCGATGCTGGCGTGAGGGCGGTTGTGCTTTGCGAAGGCGAAATTGATTGCATGAGCTATGCGCAATACGGGATCCCGGCGCTATCTGTCCCGTTCGGTGGCGGGAAAGGCGCCAAGCAACAGTGGATTGAGTTCGAATACCACAACCTCGACAGGTTTGAAGAAATATTCATTTCGATGGACGTTGACGATGTCGGGCGTGAAGCAGCAAGGGAAATCGCAAGCCGACTTGGTGAGCATCGCTGTCGTCTGGTTACACTGCCACACAAAGATATCAACGAATGCCTGATGAACGGCGTCACTGAGGATGAAATCTGGCAGTACATCGGAACAGCGTCATATTTCGACCCGGAAGAGCTTTACAGCGCCCGTGAGTTTTATCAGGACACCATCAATGCTTTTTACGGCAAGCAGCAGTATCTGTTTAACCCACCGTGGGAAACGCTGGCTTACAACTTCCAGTTCCGTGAGGCGGAGTTAACGCTAGTCAATGGCGTGAACGGTCACGGGAAAACGGAGGTTGTCGGGCATATGGCACTTGAGGCCATGAGGCAGGGGGTAAAAACATGCGTCGCATCGCTTGAACTGAAGCCCGGGGTTTTGCTTAAACGCCTGACCAGGCAGTCAACATGCTGCAAAACGCCACCAGTACTGGAAATCGAATCAGCATTTAAGTTTTACGATGACCGGCTCTGGTTATTTGGCCTGACAGGTACAGCCAAGGCTGAACGCCTGATTGAAATTTTCACATACGCCAGACGGCGATACGGCATCCAGTTATTCATCATCGACAGCCTCATGAAGTGCGGTATTGGCGATGACGATTACAACGGGCAAAAGGCGTTTGTTGATTCGCTGTGCGACTTCAAGAATAAAACCAACTCTCACATTATCCTCGTCACTCACTCCAGAAAGGGAGACAGCGAGGAGAAACCTACCGGAAAGATGGACGTAAAAGGCTCAGGAGCGATTACAGACCTGACGGATAACCTGTTTATCATCTGGCGCAATAAAGCTCGCGAGAGAGCGCTACAGCGCGTTCAGGCTGGAGAGCAGATTAACGATAAAGACCAGCAGCTTCTTGCTGCACCCGCATCTATTTTAATGCTGGAGAAGCAGCGTAACGGGGAAGGATGGGAAGGTGGCGTACCGCTATTTCTTGATGAGCAGTCTCACCAGTTCCTGCAAACGGAAGGTGCATCCCCATACAACTACATCGCCAATATGCCGAAATCGGAATATGACGAAGCGTGGCGACAGGAAAACGTTACTGAGTACTGAATGATTAACCGAATAATGCCAGAAATGCTTTTGAATCCACGGTTCATTGCTGTTTTGAACCGATGTATCGACGAAGAAGAATTAATTATTCAATTCGAAAGGCTGTCAGGAGTAAGCCGACCACCAAATAGGCAGCATCCAGTAGAGTTGATGGTTGACAAAGCGACAGGATTTTATGATGAGCAGTGGAAACTGTTTTTTGAAGCATTTATCCCGTTCGTCTATGAGTTTATATGGCTCACATGGGAAGACCGTGACAATGAGGAGTACTGGCAATGACTATCTACATCACTGAGCTTGTAACAGGCCTGCTGGTAATCGCAGGCCTTTTTATTTGGGGGAGAGGGAAGTCATGAAAAAACTAACCTTTGAAATTCGATCTCCAGCACATCAGCAAAATGCCATTCACGCAGTACAGCAAATCCATCCAGACCCAACCAAACCAATCGTAGTAACTATTCAGGAGCGCAACCGCAGCTTAGACCAAAATCGGAAGCTTTGGGCCTGCTTAGGTGACGTCTCTCGTCAGGTTGAATGGCATGGTCGCTGGCTGGATGCAGAAAGCTGGAAGTGCGTGTTTACCGCAGCCTTAAAGCAGCAGGATGTTGTCCCTAACCTTGCCGGGAATGGCTTCGTGGTAATAGGCCAGTCAACCAGCAGGATGCGTGTAAGCGAGTTTGCGGAGCTATTAGAGCTTATACAGGCATTCGGTACAGAGCGCGGCGTTAAGTGGTCAGACGAAGCCCGGTTAGCACTGGAATGGAAAGCGAGGTTTGGAGACGCCGCATGAAACACTGCTACCGCTGCGGAGAAAGCAAAGACGATTATCGATTCCGGCCAAATCAACCTTATTGGCACCAATGGTGTATCAGATGTGAGCGGTCGCCAGTAGGTAATTTCCCGCTGCCAGAGACGAAGGAGGACGTATGGCACGACAGCGACGAAGTATCACCGACATAATCTGCGAAAACTGCAAATACCTGCCAACGAAACGATCCAGAAATAAACCAAAGCCAATCCCAACCGAAAGCCAGGTCAAGACATTCGATTATGTCTACGGGCTGTTGCAGTCCAAATGGAACCGCATGAGGAGAACGCGATGATTGACCCCAATCGAAGTTATGAGCAAGAGAGCATAGCAAGGGCAATGTGCGCCGGATGTAACAAGCAACTGGCACCTGATGAAATTTACGTCTGTGCAGAATGTGTTAACGAATGGCTGGTATATCGCGATCAGAATGGAGATATGACGGAGGAAGATGATGAGCGATGCATCAAATAGTGCCGAGTATTTGTATTTCGTGCTCGTTCCTGTGGCTGAAGTGTTCCGCGCAGAACTTCCTGATGGTAAGCGCTCATTTATGGCTATTAAAAACTCCAAGAGTTGCCGTGTGAAATTTGGCAATAAGCAAATTGAGAAGAACTGGCAAAGCTTCTGCAAAATTCATGAACTGAAAAACGATACTGAGCTGGAGTATTAAATGGCTAAAGCTCCAAGGCGTAAATGCAAAGTCTGCAATGAATGGTTCCACCCGGCATTCTCAAATCAATGGTGGTGCAGCCCGGAACACGGAACACAACTAGCGCTAGAACGACGAAGCAAAGAACGCGAGAAAGCAGAAAAAGCAGCAGAGAAGAAACGACGACGAGAGGAGCAGAGACAGAAAGATAAACTGAAGATTCGAAAACTCGCCTTAAAGCCCCGCAGTTACTGGATTAAACAAGCCCAACAAGCCGTAAACGCCTTCATCAGAGAAAGAGACCGCGACTTACCATGTATCTCGTGCGGAACGCTCACGTCTGCTCAGTGGGATGCCGGGCATTACCGGACAACCGCTGCGGCACCTCAGCTCCGATTTGATGAACGCAATATCCATAAGCAATGCGTCGTGTGCAATCAACACAAGAGCGGGAACCTGGTTCCTTATCGCGTGATGCTCATCGAGCGCATAGGGATTGCAGCAGTAGACGAAATCGAATCTGACCATAAGCGGCATCGCTGGACTACCGAAGAGTGCAAAGCGATTAAGGCGGAGTATCAGCAGAAGCTTAAAGACCTGCGTGACAGCAGAAGCGAGGCAGCATGAGCAAAATCCAATACCCAATGACCACTGCGGCAATTTTCGATGATGTTGTCTATCCGCTGCATTTCGACAATGCCGGCAAGGTTAGGCAAGAAATGGAAGGCGCTGTTAACTGGTTCTGCAGGTGGTGCAACGAAGAGAAAGCCGCTGTGAAAGCGAGATTGTTGGTCAGTTGCTGGGGTCAATATCTGAGTCATGAGCAGGTTATCCGGGAGGCCGCATGACACACACTGTCAAAACCATTCCAGACATGCTCATAGAGACATACGGAAACCAGACAGAAGTAGCACGGCGCTTATCGTGCCACCGCAACACAGTCAGGCGTTATCTGTACGACAAAGAAGCCAGGTATCACGCCATCGTTAACGGCGTTTTAATGATTCATCAGGGCGGGAGAGGTGTCTATGACCGTAACCAGCATTAACCAGGCGAAACAGCAGCGTGAACGTGACGAGGCTGAATTACGCAGCGTCAGAGAGATGACGGAGAAACACCAGAAGGCGATGGATTATCTGCATGAGCGAGAGCGTGAACTGGTGAACCGGCTTGGATTGAACAAGACATCGGGAGGCGATGCTGCATGAATCTGGAAAATGTAGTGAAGTTTCACTTCGCAAAATCTACTCAGATAAACGACATCCCTCGCGCAACAGCTTCAGAAACGTTAACTGGCACTGATGTTATGGCAGCTATGGGTATGACTCAAAGTCGCGCCTCGTTGGGTTACAGCTCGTTTCTTGGGAAGATGGAAATCAGCAGCAATGACCGTGAGAAAGCTATTGAACTGCTGACTGCCTATGCTCTTAAGCACTGCGATAAGGTTACTGCCTTACGTAAGCTCGAAAATGATATTAAGCCAAAGGTAATGCAAGTTCTCGCAACATTCGCATTTGCTGACTATTCACGAAGCGCTGCCAGTACCAGAACCTGTGATTGCTGCGGCGGGAAGAAGTTTATCGATGCCGAGGTAATGACGATGAAAAGCATCGGGCAGCCGTACCTCTCAGAGCGCAAGGAGACGGTGAAAGTTTTGTGCAATAAGTGCAAAGGGAAGGGGGTTCTGACCAACGCATGCCAGTGCAATGGCAAAGGTGTTGTTATCGATAAAGAGAAAACTATTCTACAAGGAGGCGTCCCTGCATACAAAACATGCAGACGTTGTAATGGGCGAGGATATGCTCGGTTACTGCCTGATAGCGTTCGAAAGTACATCTGCGCAACATTGATTGATATTCCTGAAACCACATGGCGCAGGTCATATAAGGATTTCTTCGAAAGTCTGGTAGGTGAGTGTATTAAGCAGGAGGAATATGCAAATCAGATGTTGAGCAAAGTCACGCAGTGATAAATATTTTCTACTGAAAAGGAGTTCTGTAGAAAATGCTCTTTACAAAGTGGCGATTTTTGTTTAATATCGTTTCTAACAGTAGAAATCCGTCCTTTGTTAAGGTGGATTTGAAAGAAGGCCCTGCAGCGATGCGGGGCTTTTTGCGTTTTAAGCACGACATTTCTGAAAGCGCCCTATCACCAATCACCAGAACACATCCAGATACCCTTGCTCATTCGTGGCGACGGGATAGGACGCTGCCAAAAAAGAAAACCAGCGCTTGGCTGGGATTCGTGAAGATGGGTGGCAAGAGACCGCGCTAACAGCCTCTTGCCTGATCTGCCCATGCTCTTAATCACGGACAAACCACGTTACCGCAAAATGTATCCTGGATTTGTTCTTTCCAATATCAACCAATTCATAACATTGAACAAATCCTCACGGTCGTGAGGTAAGACATGAAAAAGATGCCAGAAAAACATGATCTGTTAACCGCCATGATGGCGGCAAAGGAACAGGGCATCGGGGCAATCCTTGCGTTTGCAATGGCGTACCTTCGCGGTCGGTATAATGGCGGTGCGTTTAAGAAAACACTAATAGACGCAACGATGTGCGCCATTATCGCCTGGTTCATTCGTGACCTTTTAGTCTTCGCCGGACTGAGTAGCAATCTTGCTTACATAGCGAGTGTGTTTATCGGCTACATCGGCACAGACTCGATTGGTTCGCTAATCAAACGCTTCGCTGCTAAAAAAGCCGGAGTCGATGATGCAAATCAGCAGTAACGGAATCACCAGATTAAAACGTGAAGAAGGCGAAAGACTAAAAGCCTATCCAGATAGCAGGGGGATACCAACCATTGGGGTTGGGCATACCGGAAAAGTGGATGGTAAACCTGTCGTATCAGGGATGACAATCACAGCCGAAAAATCTTCTGAGTTGCTCAAAGAGGATTTGCAGTGGGTTGAAGATGCGATAAGTAGTCTTGTTCGCGTCCCGCTAAATCAGAACCAGTATGATGCGCTATGTAGCCTTATATTCAATATAGGAAAATCAGCATTTGCCGGCTCTACCGTTCTACGCCAGTTGAATTTAAAGAATTACCAGGCAGCAGCAGATGCTTTCCTGTTATGGAAAAAAGCTGGTAAAGACCCTGATATTCTCCTTCCTCGGAGGCGGCGAGAAAGAGCGCTGTTCTTATCGTGAGTCGTATTAAGGCAATTATTGCGTCTGTCATTATCTGCATCATCGTCTGCCTGTCATGGGCTGTTAATCATTACCGTGATAACGCCATCGCCTACAAAGAGCAGCGCGATACCGTTACTCATAAGCTGACGCTGGCGAACGCGACAATTACCGACATGACGAAGCGTCAGCGTGATGTTGCCGACCTCGATGCAAGATATATAAAGGAATTAGCCGATGCGAAAGCTGAGAATGATGCTTTGCGCGATGATGTCGCCGCTGGTCGTCGTCGCCTGCTCGTCAACGCCACCTGTCCCGCAATGCCAACAGGTAAATCCACCTCCGCCGCCAGCGTGGATAATGCATCCCGCCCCAGACTGGCAGACTCCGCTCAACGGGATTATTTCACCCTCAAAGAGCGAGTGACAACAATGCAAAAGCAACTGGAAGGGGCGCAGGACTATATCAGAACGCAGTGCCAGAAATAATTTCCCTCGCATAGAAATTTGACAAGTGACTTTCATGAAAATGCCTCGCGATGCGGGGCTTTTTTGTATCGGTATTTTACCGCGCACCGCAGCGCACAATAACCACCGAACCAAACCCTTTGGAATGAGCCGTTGAGGATGTCAGTTAGTGCTGGCGAGCCTCGGTGGGCTGACTTCCTGTGCGGCAACGGTTCATTTCAAAGGATAGATACACACCATGAAACACCTGATTAAGATTGTTAAAGGCGAGCCAGTTGTAAGCACTGAAGTTATTGCGGCTGAGTTTGGTCGCCGTCACGACAACGTTATGCAAAACATCCGTTCTCTCATCGAAAGTGATCATTTAGGACCCCTTGATTTCAAGGAGTCCTCCTATGTGAATAAACAGAACAAGGTTCATCCGTGCTATGAGTTAACTGAGCGCGGATTTCTTATTGCCATGCCATTCATCGGTGGAGAAAAAGCCAGAGACGGGCAGGTCCGTCTGGTAGATAGCTTTATCGAGTATCGAGAGAAGGTAAAACGAGAATCAGCAATTCAGGCTGAGCGTGATTTAGCGCGTGTCGAATATCGCCCAATGACAAACGCCATTAAGCAGAGCAAGGAAGCCGAGGGAAAAGAAGCTGAGCATTACCACTTCAGCAATGAAGCTAACCTCATAAACCGGATCGTGCTGGGAACCACTGCGGCTAAATTCCGCAAAGAGAATGATATCGGCAAAACAGAAGCAATCCGGGATTACCTTACCGCTGAGCAGATCCGCGCAATTACTGAATTGCAACGTGCTGATACAGTCTTCATCAACATGGGGTGGGACTTTGAACGACGCAAAGCCGAGTTAAAAAGTTTATTCGATCGTAACCACCGTCAGCCGCTTATCGAAGAGCAGCACCGTCTGGCAGCCTAAGCTACAAAAATAGCTTCGAGAGCCACTTTCACAACGGCTCTCCATTACAAAGCTCATCTACGGGTGGGCTTGATAATGAAACCGGAATTTATTCTGGGCAACCAGTTACGGCAGTACTGCGAAACAACCCAAGCCAGAAAGTGGGGGAAATAACAGCGTTGTATCGTCGCAGTATCACCGCATTAACAATGACCGCAGCCCTTAATGGGAGCTCCTTCTGCGTGAGTGTGCAATGATAATCAATAACGATGCATACCGGGGTTTGCAGCTTTTACGATGGCTGGTTTATCCCTCATTGCTCGCCATCTCGATGCGGGGGTAGAAGAAATCGAGGGTGTTTTACAGGGTTTTTCACTATGAAAGCTCTATAAAACAGAATTTGTTTTATATGCGCCTACGGGTGATATACCAACTAAGCAAAGGAATATTCCAATATGACAGGTCTGACAATAAAGCAAGAGGCTTTCTGTCAGGCATACATCGAAACGGGTAATGCTTCTGAGGCTTATCGGACGGCGTATGCTGCTGACAAGATGAAGCCGGAGGTAGTACATGTTCAAGCATGTAAGTTGCAGGATAACCCTAAGATAGCCCTAAGGATAAAAGAATTGAGGGGCGAGATTAAGCAACGCCATAACGTCACCGTCGATTCTCTCCTCGCTGAACTGGAAGAGGCCAGACAAAAAGCCTTAAGCGCCGAGACGCCACAATCATCTGCAGCTGTAGCGGCGACAATGGGTAAGGCTAAGCTGGTCGGCCTTGATAAGCAGATTATCGATCACACCTCATCTGATGGAACTATGGCAACGAAGCCAACCACTATTCGCCTGGTAGGAGTTGACCCAGCCAATGGAAAGCCAAGTTGACCTCCAGATACCTGCCAAGTTAGTTCCTGTATTCGCGACAGAAGGAGTCCGTTATCGTGGTGCTCACGGTGGACGTGGATCTGCTAAGACGCGTACTTTTGCACTAATGACTGCCGTCAAAGCGTATCAAGCGGCAGAAGCCAATATCAGTGGAGTTATCCTGTGCGCTCGAGAATACATGAACTCGCTGGAAGAATCCTCCATGGAGGAGGTAAAGCAGGCAATTCGCTCCGTGGCGTGGCTTGACGATTACTTCGACATTGGAGAGAAATACATCAGGACAAAGAACCGCAAGGTCAGCTATGTATTCTGCGGTCTTCGCCATAACCTAGACAGCATCAAATCAAAAGCGCGAATTCTTGTAGCCTGGGTTGACGAGGCCGAGTCTGTTTCTTCGACTGCGTGGAAAAAGCTTCGCCCGACCGTTCGTGAAGAAGGCTCAGAAATCTGGGTTACGTGGAACCCGGAGAAGGACGGCAGCGCCACCGACAAACTTTTCAGAAAGAATCCCCCAAAAAGCTCAATGATTGTCGAGATGAACTATGTCGACAATCCATGGTTCCCTGCGGTGCTTGAGGAAGAGCGACAGGAAGACCTGGCAAACCTTGATTACGCAGATTACGCGTGGATATGGGAAGGCGCATATCTCGAAAACTCAGATAAGCAGGTGCTGGCTAACAAATACGTCGTGCAGAGCTTCGAAGACAATCTATGGAGAAAATCAGAGCGCTTGCTGTTCGGTGCTGACTTCGGATTCGCGAAAGACCCCAGCACACTCATTCGCATGTTCATTCTGGATAACAACCTCTACATCGAATACGAGGCCTACGGCAATGGAGTAGAACTCGACGATATGTGGAAGTTTTACGCAGGCAAAACCGATGCCACGCCGAAACAGCTTAAGGACTGGAAGGTCACTGACGATACGAAATTCCCCGGTATCCCTGAAGCGCGTAAATGGCCCATCAAAGCCGACAACTCCAGGCCAGAAACTATCAGCCATATCAAAGGGCAGGGATTCAATATCTCAGCTGCTCAGAAATGGCAGGGTAGCGTAGAGGACGGCATCACCTTCCTACGTGGATTTAAGAAGATCATCATCCATCCTCGCTGTAAAGAAACGGCGAAAGAGGCGCGGCTTTACTCGTACAAAACAGACCGTATCACTGGCGAAGTCTTGCCGATTATCGAGGATAAGAACAACCACTGCTGGGATGGAATCCGGTACGGTCTGGACGGGTATATCAAATGCAAACCTAAATCGATGGGGATGATGATTCCTAAGCGCCTTCAGGGCAGATAGCTTGAACATAAAAATCCACCGGTTATATTGGTATTCTTCATCACTGGAAAAGGATAGCGATATGATCTCTGGACTTCATCACTTTGATTCATGGCTTTCTCGTAGCACCTGGTACACTCTTCATCCCGATGAAGAAAAACTCTTCTATCTGGCGTTAAAAAAAATTATTGCGGAAAATCCAGGTGTATTGATCCACGAGCAATACGTGAGGGATTACATTTTAAACAAAAAAGTCTCAACATTGGCTGATGATACCCTCAAGCAAGCTGCCAAAAAATATGGGAAGCTAGCTGAAGATATTTCAGATTACGTATTGAACACACAGTGAAATATTTTTAAATGTACAGGTCGCTACGGCGGCCTTTTTTATTGCCTGAAATTCACTAATGAGGACTCGGCGTGACCGAATATTGGTGCAGTGCATGCGGAAAGATCATCCGCTTCGATTATGTTTCGCTACTGTATTACAACCCAAGGCATTGCCGGGCGCTGACGCTCAGAAAGGTTGAATCATTCAATCCGGCAAAAGGACCAAAAATCCCACCGATGAAACGCTAACGGATAAACCATGACTGACAAATTAACTCTCGCCGTCAACCATGCGTTGAACGATGCGCGGATGGCACGCGCCCGTATGGGGTTGATGGTGCCGACGATGGGGTTGGATAATAAGCGCCATTCCGCATGGTGCGAATACGGCTTCCCTGAGCTGGTCACCTACGAAAACCTCTACTCCCTGTACCGGCGCGGTGGTATTGCCCACGGTGCTGTAGAGAAGCTTGTTGGCAAGTGCTGGCAGACCAACCCGGAAATCATTGAAGGTGACGATGCCGACGATAGCGAAGACGAAACCTCCTGGGAGAAAAAGTCCAAACAGGTATTCACCAACCGATTATGGCGCTCATTCGCTGAGGCGGATCGACGTCGTCTTGTCGGTCGATATGCCGGAATACTGCTGCATATCCGTGATGAAAAAGACTGGAATCTGCCTGCCACGAAAGGTCGTGGGCTACAGAAGGTTTCCGTGTCATGGGCTGGGTCGTTGAAGGTTGCAGAGTGGGACACTGGAATTAACTCTAAGACATACGGCCAGCCGAAGTTGTGGAAGTACACCGAACGGTTGCCGAATGGTTCAAGCCGCCGTGTGGATATTCACCCTGACCGAGTATTCATCCTGGGGGATTACTCAGAAGATGCAATCGGATTCCTTGAACCAGCATATAACGCCTTTGTCAGTCTGGAGAAGGTGGAGGGTGGTTCAGGTGAGTCGTTCCTGAAGAATGCTGCACGCCAGCTTAATGTCAACTTCGAAAAGGAAATAGACTTCACAAATCTGGCGTCGCTGTATGGCGTGAGTATCGATGAACTACAGGATAAGTTTAACGAAGTTGCCGGGGAAATTAACCGTGGTAACGACGTGCTAATGACCACACAGGGGGCGACAGTTACACCCCTCGTTACATCAGTTGCGGACCCTACAGCAACATACAACGTGAACCTCCAGACAGCAGCCGCAGGGGTAGATATTCCTACGCGAATTCTGATTGGTAATCAGCAGGCAGAACGTTCAAGTACTGAAGACCAAAAATATTTCAACGCCCGATGTCAGTCTCGCCGCGTAGACCTGTCATTCGAAATAGAGGACTTCTGCGACAAGCTCATTGAGCTGAAGATTATCGATGCAGTGGCCAAGAAGGCAGTTATCTGGGATGACCTGAACGAACAGACCGGTACTGAAAAGCTCACCAACGCCAAGACTATGGGCGAGATTAACCAGACCATGCTGGGCAGCGGTGACAACCCGGCGTTTAGCCGTGAGGAGATTCGCACAGCTGCTGGCTATGACAATGATGACGAAGAGCCGTTAGGAGAAGAGGATGGCGACGAAGAGGACAAAGCCACCGATTCTGCCGCGTAACTATCAGGATCCGACAGGAGCCGATGCGCTGGAACGCCGGGCGATGAAAGACTTCTCCAGGCGGATGAATAAGATTGGCAAAGCGTACAAATCAGCACTCGATAAAATACCTTCCTCCATCGCAGTAAACGCCAGATACGAATACCAGCTAAACCCAACGCTGCTCTCCATCATCCTGAATGATGCCAGTTACCTGGTAGACCAGGTGCTGCTTGATGGTAACGAATACGACCTGTGGTTTTACGAGTACATCGCCCTGGCTGCTGAGAAAGGGACAGGGCAAGCCTTCTACAACCTCAGCCAGCAATCACCTGTGTATGCAGCGGGACGCGAGTCACTGGCGGCAATCCTCGCGAGTGACCCGTATCAGCAACGTATGGCGCTGGTACATGCGCGTGTGTTTGAGGAAATGAAGGGTCTGACTGCTGATGTTAAGCGCGACATGGCACGAGTGCTGACTGATGGCGTGGGGCGAGGGCTTAATCCCAGTGACATTGCTCGTAACCTGACTGCACAGGCTGGCATAGAGAAGCGCCGGGCGAACAGGATAGCGCGCACTGAAGTGACTACCGCGCTGCGTCGAGCCAAGTGGGATGAAGACCAGGAGGCGAATGACCTCTTCGGCCTGAAAACGCTTCTGGTTCACATCTCGGCGCTGTCACCGACAACGCGACACACCCACGCCGTGCGCCATGCTCACCTCTACACAAATGAAGAGGTTCGTGAATGGTATGCAAAGGATGCGAACAGTATCAACTGCAAATGCAGCCAACAGTCAGTTCTGGTTGACGACGATGGAAGGCCTCAGTTCCCAGACACCATTACCAAAATCAAACAAGAATATAAATCGATGCAGGCGCGCGGTTACGCTTGGGCGGAGAAATAACTATGCCTATTCAGGTAAACATCACCACGAAGGTGAACAGCCAGTCTATCAGGCGCGAAACATACAACGGGCGTGAGCACTTGGTGCTGCCGAGCTACACGCTGCCGGCGAACGTCGTAATGAATGGCGGGCTGTACACGCAAGAGCAAATCGACGCCCACTATAAAGGGCTGGAAGGCACCCTGGCACCGCTTGGGCATCCTCAGGTTAACGGTCAGTTTGTTTCTGCTTTCTCGCCTGAGGGGATTAACGCAGGCCATATCGGCGCGTGGAACCGCAACGTTAAGAAGTCCGGTAATCGCATCTACCTCGAAAAGTGGGTTGATGTGGCCCGCGCCAGCGAGTCTGAAGGTGGCAGGGAACTGCTTGAACGTGTCGCTGCCATTGAGCGCGGTGAAGACGTTCCGCCGATTCATACCAGTGTTGCCGCATTCCTCGACCAGCTTGAGCCCAACGATCAGCAGCGCGCCACAGGTGCTGAGTGGGTGGCAGATATCCACGGTATGGACCACGACGCGATCCTGCTGCACGAAGTTGGAGCCGCTACTCCGGAGCAGGGCGTTGGCCTGATGGTTAACGCTGATCTGGCGCAGTCGCTTAAGGCGAACTCAGGCGCGCTGGTGGGAGAATCCTACCGGGAACGCGAGCAGCGCCTCGATCGCGCAGCCAAAGCGAAGTTTGCGGCGGGCGCGGATGAATATGCCTGGGTGGCTGATTTCACTGATTCTCAGGCGGTAATCGTCAGAAATGGCGGTACTGCTGAGGTATTTGGCTACAAGTCAGATGGCGGCGCAATCACCTTCGACGACACCGGAACGTCAGTCGCAAAACAGGAGTCATGGGTAGCTATCGTCGCCAACAAATTCAAATCTCTATTCACACCGCAGGAACAGCCTGCACCAAACCACAAAACGGAGGGCGACATGCCTTTAACCAAAGAAGAACTGGAACAAATCGGCAGCATGGTTAGCGAGGCCGTTGCCACCAATACCGAAAAGGCTATTAAGCCTCTCACGGAAAAGGTTGACGCATTGCAGGCCAATCAGCAGCAACTCGCTGAAACCCTGACCGCTAACACCCGCGCAGAAGAGAAAGCCAAGCGAGAAGCTGTAGCAAAGGTTCACGGCGAAATCGTGGCAAATGCACTGTCAGGTGATGCGCTGGAAGCAATGTACAAAACCATTGGTGATGCCGCACCGCTGGGTACTAACTCTGCACAGCAGCTGAAAGAAACAGGCGCACCTGCCGCATCTGAATACTTCAAATAAGGAGACGGGATAATGTCACGTTATCGTCGCGTTAATATCGACGGGAAATCGCTCTACAAGACCGAAACCCGTATCACCGCCGCAGAACTACTGCCAGGCACTGCCGTCACTATTAACAGTGATGGTAAGTTCGCACAAGCCACTGCATTAACTGGCCGCATGTACATTATAGATTGCGCTTATCATCAGGGACTTGGCATTCGTGATGCCGTTCCTGCTGGCGATTCTGCTGTTGGCAACTATGTAGAAGAAGGCCGTGAACTTGCGCTTCTGTGTGTACCTGGCGCGTACAAGAAGGACAGCCCGATTAAGCTTGGCGCGGCTGGTCAATTCACACTGGCAACTGGTGACACCGATTCAGTAATCGGCTACAGCCATGACGAGTTCACCATCGCAGCCAGTACCACCGATTTCATTCGCGTTCGTATGCGCGTTGGCACTGCCGCCGCTGCAGGCGCGTAACAAAAGGATAAACATATATGTATTTCTCTAAAGAGACACTGGCGACCAACTCGCGCCTTGGTGGTCACTGGAATGAGCTTTGGGCAAACCGCAACATGTGGAACGCACAGCATGATGCCATGATTGCGGCAAATCGTTCTAATATGACTCCTGAATGGCTAGCGGTTAATGCTGTAGGCGGTTTTACGCGTGATTTCTGGGCCGAAATTGACCGTCAGGTGCTGCAACTGCGTGATCAGGAGGTTGGCATGGAAATCGTCAACGACCTGATTGGTGTGCAGACCGTTCTTCCTGTTGGCAAAACAGCAAAGCTTTACAACGTTATTGGTGATATCGCTGATGATGTTTCTGTAAGCATTGACGGTCAGGCTCCATTCTCATTTGACCATACCGAATATGCGAGCGACGGAGACCCGATTCCGGTATTCACCGCAGGTTACGGTGTGAACTGGCGTCATGCTGCTGGTCTTAACTCTCTCGGTATTGACCTTGTGCTGGATTCGCAGATGGCTAAAATGCGCAAGTTTAACCAGAAGCGCGTCAACTACTATCTGAACGGCGACCCGAATATTCAGGTGCAGTCCTACCCGGCGCAGGGTATCAAAAACCACCGTAACACCAAGAAGATCAACCTTGGTTCTGGTTCGGGTGGCGCAAATATCGACCTGACCACTGCCGATATGACAGCACTGTTTGCTTTCTTCGGGAAAGGCGCATTTGGTACGCTGGCGCGCGCCAACAAAGTCGCTCAGTATGATGTGATGTGGGTGTCACCTGAAATCTGGGCTAACCTGGCTCAACCATATGTAGTAAACGGCGTAGTTAGCGGCAACGTACTGAATGCTGTGCTGCCATTTGCGCCTGTTCGTGAAATTCGCCAGACCTTTGCGCTCAGTGGCAACGAGTTCATTGCCTATGTTCGCCGTCAGGACATCATTTCTCCGCTGGTTGGTATGGCTGTTGGCGTCGTGCCGCTGCCGCGTCCGTTACCTAACGTTAACTACAACTTCCAGATCATGTCTGCTGAAGGTTTGCAAATCACCGCAGACGACCAAGGCCTGTCCGGAGTTGTCTATGGCGCTAACCTTGTGTAAGGAAATGGTATGGCTAAATACGAAGTTGTACGACCATGGTTCGGCGTAAAGGTTGGCGATGTGGTGGATATAAAAGAACTGCATCCAGCCCTGAAGTCGAACGTTCGCCTGATGCGTGGAGAGGCGGGTGGTGACCTAACACCGGCAACTCCAGAAGCGAAATCAGGCCGACGCCGTAAAAACGAAGAAGACGAATAGCCGCGAAAGCGGTTTTTTTATGCCCTCTTCGGAGGGCCATAAGAGGTTCGCATGATTACCACAGAACAGGCCAAGGAATATCTGGAGTCAGTGGGTATCACGCTGCCAGATTTCATTCTGCAGGCTATCGTAGAGCAGGCTAACAGTATTCAGGAGTGCCTCGATGCACATTACCCGCCCGCAACGGCGCTGCTAATTCAGTCCTATTTACTGGGTTTAATGGCGTTGGGGCAGGGTGATAGATACATCAGCTCTCAGACCGCGCCTAACGGCGCATCGCGTTCATTTCGGTATCAGTCTTTTGCTGACCGATGGAAGGGGGCCTTGTCACTGCTGCGTGGCGCTGACAAATTCAGGTGTGCCAATGGACTCATCCCCCCAGACCCGACCAATACAGCGTTTGCTGGTATCTGGATTGGTAAAGGTGGTTGCATGTGTAATGGGGATAAGTAATGGCATGGATATCGGTTAAGCAGCGATTGCCTGAGCCGTTCGTCAAAGTCTGGGTGATGACAGACATTGGTAAGCGCGTTACCGGCTATGTCAAAAGCAACGGTGACTGGTATCTGTTGTGTCGAAAGGTGGCAGCGGAAAAACCGGAGGTGATCCGGTGGGAGGATGGCAATGTCTGAAATAGCACGCTGGAGTTACACCAATGTTGCGACCATCTACCCGCGCGTCTATGACGACTGGAACAGCACCTGGACAAACGGAACTCCCTACCTGATTGACTGTACCTGGACGGCGAACAATGAAGTTGCGGTAGATGCCAGCGGGAAAGAGTTCACCACGAACCTGATTTTCTTCACTGAGCTGAAGCGTAATGGCGTCACAGCAAACATGCCGCAGCGAGACTGGTACATCGCCAGAGGTGACACCACGGCGCTATCAGATCCGCTTAAAGCCGGCGCGAACGTTATCAGGGCCGTAACCGACTGGGATATGTCATTTTTCGGCGAAGAGCCAGATTACAAAATCATGACGTGAGGTAATCATGCCCGTTAAAGGTATCAAGCGCATCCAGATGAATACCCGCCGAGTACTTAGTGACATAGCTGGCATACGCACGGAGAAGGTTCTCTATCTAGTGATGAATGCCGGTGCCAATCATGCCGCTGTAATTACCCCCGTTAAGTCGTCGACCCTCATAAATAGCCAGTACAAGAAGCTCGAACCAATACCGTCAGGAATGATTGGCAGAGTGGGTTATACGGCTAATTATGCAGCCGCGGTTAATGCTGCAAAGGGCAAGCTAAAAGGTAAGCCAAGGCCGGACGGCAGCGGGAATTACTGGGACCCTAACGGTGAGCCGGACTTTCTCCGTAAAGGCTTCGAGCGAGATGGGCTCAACGAGATTAAGGCCATCATCAGGCAAGGATACAAAGTATGACGCGTAGCGAGGTGTATGACGCGCTGAGAGTGTGGTTACAATCTCACGGGTTTGATGTCGGTTACCGCGTCCAGAAACGCTTCTGGAACGAGCAGGAAGGTACGGAAGGGGAAAGATACCTTGTTATCCAGCAAAACGGCGGTGGTAAGCCCGAGGAAGCCATAACGCGAGATTTTTTTCGCATCCTTGTTCTGTCAGGACAGAACGACAGTGATATTAACGAAGTTGAAGACCGCGCTGATGCAATCCGCCAGGCGATGATCGACGACTACAGAACCGAATGCATCATCTCGATGCAGCCAGTCGGCGGCATCACCGCCATCCAGACCGAAGAAGGCCGTTACCTCTTCGATATTTCCTTTCAAACCATCATTTCCAGATAACACGGAGATAAAGACATGGCATGTGAAGCAGGTGCTTTCACAGGGCGTGATGTCGTCGTTTATTACGCGATTGGCTGCCCGGAAGTACAACCTACCGCCAGCGCTTACCAGCGACTCGGCATGATGCGCGGTAAAACAGTTAATGCAGAGTGGGAAACCGCAGATGCAACTGCCGATATGAGCGCCGCGTTTACGCAGGAAAATCTTGTTACCTATAAGAACATTTCGTTCTCTGGTGACGGCGTTACCCGCAAAGAGGATGTATACGCGCAAAACGCGCTGAAGCGTCACGTTTATAACCCGCCAGCGGAGACCAGCAACCAGCCGTATGTGTGGTTCAAAATCATCTCTCCAAACGATATCACCGAAGGGCCATTCATGGTTACTTCATGGGGTGATGAAGCTCCACACGATGATGTGGCAACGTGGTCCATTGAGGCATCAAGTGCAGGTCAGGTTGATGTGCGTGATGTCGGTACAGTTATTACCATTACCACCCAGCCGCAGGGTAAAACACTGACTGCTGGCGATACCCTGACTCTCACAGTTGCAGCTACTGTTTCAGATAGCTCATCATTGACTTATCAATGGAAAAAAGACGGAATCAATGTGAGCTCCGGTGGTACGACAGCTACATATACTAAGTCCAGTGCGACAACAGGCGATTCTGGTTCATATACTTGTCAGATTAGCTCCAGTACCGCAGCCAGTGTAACCACCAATCCGGTCACAGTGACTGTCAACGCATCGTAATTTCTTGCTCAGGAGGCACCGTCCTCCTTTTTCTTATGGGGATTCATGAAAGCAATCACCGATATCGGCCAGGCTGTCATTCGCGCCGGCGACAAAGAGATATTTCTTAATCCTTCATTCCTCGCTATGTCGCGAATTGGCTCACCGGAACAGATTGTTGATGTTTTCGTTAAAGTTCACGGCGGGCACTATCCTAAGCACCGCATTAATGATATCCAGACCATGAAAGCTGTAAATGCCCGTTGCTTTGCTGAAATGGCAGCGTCGGCTGCCAGCGTAGTCCGCCATTGCTCGGAGGGTGATGTTGCAGAGGTGATTGGTTCGTACTCAGTGAACGCGGCAGGACGGCTGCTGTTCAGGCCGGGAGCCATCCCGATCGAGGATGTTATCCAGATTGCCCGCCATCTGATTCTTCATGGTGTAATGGGCGACCAGCCACCGGAAGAATTCGAAGGAAAGAAGGGTGAATACAGCGACAAATTTGATGTCCGGTCATTCGTCTATACCGCTGTTGCTCACCTCGGCATGAGCGAGTCAGACGCATGGGATATGACCATGACCAGCTTACGGGCCGCCATGAACGCTAAATTTCCGCAGAAAGAGAAAGCCAGAGTGCCGACTCAGGAGAAATACGACGAAGTCATGGACTGGGCAGAACAAATGCTGGCGATGGATGCGCAGAGGCATGGGCCGCACTAAATGGCCCGCTCAGGTTGAGGTAAGCGATGAAGCAGGCGCTAAAAGCTGCACCAGAATGGTGCTGAATGGATTATCTCAATGATTATGTCTTTTGCCGCGCCAGTAGCAGACAGCAAGCAAGAAAAAAACTCTTATACTTGCACCATGACATATAGCAAAGAGGATATGGAGTGGTTCAGGGAGGCGATGTCTTCAAAATTGGAAAACATCGAAAAAACATTATATATCCTGACTAAGGAAAAGAAAGCTTAGCCATTCACTACCGCTAGTGCGTAATATTTGCATTGGTTATGTAATGATCGCTTCTTGATGCTTTGTTACCATATGCCTATTAACTCAGGAGAGGGGAAAATAGGCATGGTTTGGGGGCTACTTGGTTGCATTCTGCTACTTTTAATTATTCTGCTAATCTGTTTTATCAAACTCAAATCACAGAAAAAGAAACATGATGCTGATATGGAGAGATTCAGCAAGATTGTAGATCTTGAGGCAGAGGAATTAAGGTTACGCAATCAACTTAATGAAGAGGAAAAATCATTCAGAAAAAAATTATCTGATGATGAGGAGAGTGCCAGACAAAGCATTCAGCAAGAAATTGAAGGGAAGCGTAAAGCATTCGACAAAGAGTTTAACGAAAAAAGCTCCGCCCTTGACAAGAAAGAAAAGGCAGTGCAGGAGGCTCTTTCTATCCATGAAGCAGAACTGGCTGCTTTGAAGTCAGAGTACAGAGAAAAACGGGCTCTTCTCGTAAAGCTAACTGAAAAGCTATCCAGTGTTAGTGATGCTGCTGCAATGATTGATTATGGCGTATATGAGCCAACCTTCGATTATCATGATTCAGTAGCTTATCAGGAAGCCATTACCAAAAATAAAGAAAGGCAAAAGATCCTGTTGAGGCAAGAGGCTGCATGTGATTTCAGCACCGACTGGCAGGTCAATGGCAGTAAAGCTGAAGGCAAAAAAATGGTTAAGCGCTACGTGAAGTTGCTTGTCAGGGCGTTCAATAGCGAGTGCGATGCAGCGATTGCCAAAATAAAAGCCGGTAATGTTGAACAACTACAGAAGCGAATTGAGAGCGCTTTCGATGCTATCAATAAGTTCGGCGAGTCCATGAATATTAGAATCACGTATGATTATCTTAACCTCCGCCTTGAAGAACTTCTGCTCTGTCATGAAAAGGAGCTGAAGCTGCAAGATGAGCGAGAAATACTAAGAGAAGAACGTGAATTGCAGCGCGAAGAAGAAAAAGCGCAAAGAGAATATGAAAAGGCCATCCGCGAGGAGCAGAAGGCAGAACGTGACTTCGAAAAAGCGATGGAGCGGGCTCGCAAGGAACTTGAGAAAGCAACAAGTGCAGAAAAAGAACAAATTGAACAAAGAATCGCTGAGCTTGAGCAGCAACTTGAAGAGGCCAGGAAGCTTTCAGAACGAGCAAAATCTCAGGCTCAACTCACCCGCAGTGGTCATGTATACGTTATCTCAAATGTGGGGGCATTTGGCGAAGGTGTATATAAGATTGGGTTAACCAGAAGACTGGTGCCTGAAGAGAGAGTCAATGAGCTTGGCTCGGCATCTGTGCCGTTCAAGTTCGATATTCATGCACTTATTTATTCTGATGACGCTCCTGCTCTGGAGGCTAGTCTGCATAATGAGTTCTCAGCTCACCGAGTAAACCTCATTAATAACCGCAAGGAGTTTTTCCGCGTACCACTGAAGACTATTGAGCAGAAGGTTAAGAGTCTTGGCTTTGATGCTGCGTTTGTAGAATTTGCCAAAGCACCAGAGTACAGACAGACTCTGGCCTTGCTTGATGAGAAGAGCAAACGAGAAAGCCTTTATGAAGCGATTGAGCACAAAGTTGAAGAAGAATTCCCAGAAATGGCTTAGCTTGTGCAACGATATGACGTGAAACCCGCTACGGCGGGATTTGTCGTTCCTGCTGACCTCTCCGTCAACAGATGGTAGGATTTGACCATCTTTTAATGTGGGGGATAGGGATATGAAGAAGAGTTTTGTTGGTTTATCAGTTGTGGCGATCACCTTATTCTTAACGGCGTGCACTCCCAGTAAGGAGATGCAGGAAGCCAAAAAAAGAGATGCTGAATTCGCTCAAGCCGTAAAAAACATTAATCTTGAAACAGCTGATGTAGGTAGCAAACCAGATAATTCCAAAGTCATCATAGAGTCGGCCATTCGCGATCAGTTAAAAGACCCCGAGTCTGCAAAATTTTCTGAATTCACAGAGCCTCGCAAAGAGGTAATGGTTGAGAATAGGAATTTTGTGTACGGCTATTCTTCCTGCGTTTATGTGAATGCTAAAAATTCATATGGTGGATATACAGGCAAGCAACTGTATTGGGTGTTTATGAGAAATGGCCAAGTCCTAAGGATTAAAAACACGAATGATGCTTATGGAAACATAATCTTCATTGGCAGGCCGGTAAATTGTAGTTAAATCCATGAGCTTCATTCAAACCTCGCTCCGGCGGGGTTTTTTATTGCCCGGAGAAAATGAAATGGCCGAGAACGTAGGTGATATTGAATATGTAATAAAGGCTGATACGGCTCAGCTGTTGCGTGCTGATAAACAGGTTCGCGATATAACAGACGGCATGGAAGGTGGATTCAACCGCGCAGATAAGGCTGCTTCATCGCTAACGTCGTCCTTTGGTAGCTTAAGCCGTGTAGCCACCTCTCTGATGGCTATCCTGTCGATTCAACAGGTATCTCAGTACGCCGACGCATGGACAACGCTCAATAACAAACTGGCGAATGCCCTCCGCCCAAGCGAGCAACTGGTTGACGTTACTGAGCGGGTATTCAATATTACGCAGCAAACTCGCGGCAGCCTGGACGCAACAGCTTCTTTGTATGCCAGACTGGAGCGAGCAACCAGGGAATATGGAACCAGCGCTGATGATCTGGCTAAGCTGACAACCATCATTAACCAGGGCTTTGTGGTCTCCGGTGCGACCGCTCAAGAAGCAGAAAACGCTATTATCCAGTTGTCTCAGGGACTGGCATCTGGCGCGCTGCGCGGTGAAGAATTTAACTCAGTGAATGAGCAGGGCAACCGTCTGATCGTTGCACTTGCCGACTCTATGGGTGTTGGCATTGGGCAGATGCGTCAGATGGCAGCCGCTGGAAAACTGACTACTGATGTTGTGGTTAACGGGTTACTTTCACAGGGGGTGACGATTGGCAATGAGTTCGCCAATACCACGACAACTATCAGCCAGGCTTTGCAGGTAGCCGGGAACAACATCACCAAGTTCTTTGGTGAAAACTCCACGGTGAAAACCGGCACAGCGATTTTCAACGATGCCGTAATCAGCGTCAGTGAGAACATCGGCGCTCTTAGTGCCATCCTGACCGCCGCTGCTGCTGTTATGGGTAGCCGTTATGTTGGTGCACTGACAATGGCTACCGCTGCGAAGGTAAAGGCCGCAGTTGCTGCAAGAAATCAGTCAGCAGCAGAGATGCAGGCGGCGCAAGCCGTTGCAAATAAAGCTGCCGCCGATCTGCGCGCAGCCGCCGTCGCAAAAGAACGGGCGCTGGACGAGATCCGCCTTGCGGAGATGATGAAGCAGACGGCGGTTAGCGCGATGAATGCCGCCGCTGCCGAGCAACGCTTATCTGCCGCTCGCGTAGCCGCCGCTGGCGCTGTTGATAATTACAATCGCGCTCTGGCAGAAAATAAAGCGGCACAGGCTGGATTGTCTACAGGAGCAGGGTTGGTTAGCCGAGGATTGTCTCTCATCGGTGGCCCCGCTGGTGCTGCCATGCTAGCGGCCAGTGCGATTTTATATTTCTCTCAGCGAGCTAAAGAGGCCAGAGATGATGCCAATAACTTGGCAGATAGCGTCAATGAACTGAGCGCTAAGTTCCAGACCATGTCGCATACCGAGTTGGCAGCCACCATTGGCAAGTTAAGCCAGAACCTGCCGACACTTAGCGATGCAGTAGCCGACGCACAGAAAGAATTTAACGATGCTACTGCCGCTGTTCAGAGGCAAGAAAGGGAGATCGCTAACTGGGGAACGAACACCACTCGAGGCCGTCAGGCTGCTGAAGCATTAGGTGGTGCCCAGGATAAATTAGCGATTGCAACTCTCGATCTTGAGCGTGCGCAGAATCGCCTCAGCCAGACTCAGAACGCTATTAACATCGGACGCGCCACGCTTAATGGCACGATGAGGCAAGGGATTGACCTGCTTCGCCGGGATGTGGAGGAGGCGGGTGTTGCCGCTGGAATGATGGGCAAGCTTGGCGACATGATTAATTTTGCCGCAAAAGCGAAGGAGAAATTCAACTCCAGCAGTTTGATGGTAGAGCGCCCAAAAGACGTTCAGGACTATCTTGATAAACTGCAAGACCAGGTGACACTCCAGAGTGAGCTTAACGATCGTAAGCGTGCGCAGTTGAAGGCTGAGCAGGATATAAGGAAGTTATACGCCGGAAGCGCTAATGATGAAAAATCGAAGCAGCAGATGGAAAGGGATGTGGCCTTGGCTCGTGAAAGAGCTGCTGCCGAATACGACGCCCAGCAAGCTCAGCAGAAAGGCAAAAAGGAAACCAAAGACGCCACGTCTGAGGCGACCAAATACGCTAATCAGCAAGAAGCAATCGCCCAAAAACTTGCGAATCTGAAGCAACAGTCTGAACTTGCTGCCGGTTCTACTTCTGAGCTAAGCAGAGAGCAAGCGGTTCTCGCAGCGCAACAATCACTTGGCAAAGGCGCTACCCTGGAACAAATAGCGCTGGCTGGTAAATATCGAGGCGAAATTTGGGACACAGCCAATGCACTTAAAGCGCAGGCCGCTGCTGAGAAGTTATTGCCGGAAGCGCGCGAGAACGCCAGTTATAAGCAGGATGTTCAGGATCTGAAAACTGCGCTGGATGCGAAAAAAATCAGCCAGCAACAATACAATCAAACCAGTGAGGTGTTAGAGCAACAACATCAGGCTAATCTGGCAAAGATACGTTCTCAGAAAGCAGTTAGCCCAATGCAATCAACTATGGCAGAAGTTGATCCAGTTCAGCGGCTTGCCAATCAGCACGCGCAACAATTAGCGCTCATTCAGCAATTCGAGCAGCAAGGAGTCATCGCGCACGATAATGCTCTTGCGCTGAAGAATGCCGCTGATACCGAGTATGAACAGGCACGCATTGCCGCACAGTGGGAAATTTTCCGCAATCAGAGTCAGGCCAATGAGTTGCTGGCGTCCTCTCTGGAAGGCCTGCAAAGTGGAGCGACTAATGCTCTGACCGGCCTCATTAGCGGCACCCAAAGTCTTCAAGAAGCATTTGCCAACATCGGCACTACAATCCTCAATAGTGTTGTCGGTAGTCTGGTGCAGATGGGGATAGAGTGGGTTAAAAGCCAGTTAATGGGTCAGGCAGCTGCCGCTGCATCACTGGCATCAACCATGGCCCAGGCAACCGCCGCCGCATCTGCTTGGGCTCCGGCCGCCGTGAGTGCCTCCATCGCAACCATGGGTAGCGCAGCTGCTGTTGGTCAGACTGCTTATGCAGAGTCTATGGTTGCTGCTAAGGGGCTGGCTCTTGCAGGTGGTCGCCGTTACGGTGGCGGGGTGTCTGCTGGCAACGCCTATCGAATCAACGAGAACGGCCGTTCTGAAATCTTCCAGACTGCAGGTGGGCAGCAGGCATTCATCCCGAACCAGTCAGGGAAGATTATTCCTGCCGATAAGGCCGGAGGTGGCGGTGGGGTGGTGCAGCACATCACCTTCGAAATTAACACCACTGGCGGCATAGACGATGCAACAAAGGCGTGGATTGTTAAATCGATGAAGCAGGTTGCTTTGTTCCAAATTAGTGACCAGGCCAATCGGCCAAATGGTATGATACAGCCGAGGACAAAACGGTAGTCACCGCTTCCTGGCAAGTGCTGCTACCTTTCTGGTGACATCAACGAAATGGTCGTAATCGGTAAATTCAGGATTGGATTGATATTCATCGCCAGCCTGAGATTCTACAGCCTTATATTGTATCCATGCCTCGCGAATTTTGTCTGCTTCATTACAGGATGAGTGCCAGCATAGGGTATCAATCTGCTTTTGAGTGATGGGTATTCTGACGTTCATCCGCTGTGAAATTTTTTCAATATGCGTCATAACACCGATATGCACTGGCTCAGCAGCCTTATTACGCTCGTTTCGGTAGGCGTCGCGCTTTCCGAGCTTCCTGCCAATAAAGAATGTAACAATCCCCACCAATGGAGATAACAAACCAAAAAGAGGTGAAAGATGACTGATTTTGTCGAGCATTATTCCTGGCTCCTGTGGATTCTTTTTCCCGTGTTTACGCTTCTTGTAGGATATATGAGCGGTCGCGGCTGGTTAAATTAGTGGAGGATATAATGCCAGAAATATTCACATGGACACCGCAGAAAGCCTACTCAGTTGAGCGCACGCCGAATGTTGCTGTCGTTAAATTGGGCGACGGTTACGAGCAACGGCAGGTGAAGGGTATCAACCCGTTAATGGATAAATACTCACTCACCTTTCGCGGCGTCAGCGGAGCGTGCCGTAGTAACCCCGCGAAGGATGCTGAGGAGTTTCTCAAGGCTCGAATGGCAGTAGAAGCGTTCTACTGGACGCCATCAGATACCGGAGTGCAGGCGCTATTTGTCTGTCGTTCCTGGAGTTTAACGAAGACGGGGCCACTATTTGAATTGACGGCAACGTTTGAACAAGTACCACGATAAGGGGAGATGTTATGAATTTAGACCTGAGAAGCGAGGTGCACAAAATGAACAAATACATCCTAAAAGTTAAGTCACTTTATTTGGTTAACGAAACTGTATCGGTGGGATTAGGTGTATATTCTTCACAAATGCCATCGCTACTGTTATTCAGTATGGAGATTGACATGGAGCGAAAAGGAGATGCGAGCCTTTCTGCTTATGAGATGGAGGCGATTGAAAAAGCCGCCTCACTAATCTGTGATATTGCTGACAAATTGGAGGCGGCGGCTTAAGTGTTTATTTCAAGAACGGTTCTGGCTGATTATGACCAAACATAGCTCTCACCGGCGGTTGCATAAGTTCATTGATTGCATGCTTTGGCACTGCTGTGCCTCCCATAGTAATTTTACTCAGTTCGTCATTAAGCTTTGCTTTTAGTGAATCGCTAAATTTCTCATCACCGCCTCGCTCGTCTAGTGCTGAAACAATGCTGTAAAGTAAGAAATTTGAGGCCACTTTGATTTTCTGATTTTCTATCTTTAGGTCATTAACCTGACGGAGCAGATCGTTAATTGTTCTTTCCATTTTGTCTCCTAAATGAGTTAATCAGCCATCCCTCCTTCATTAAGTGCGCCAGTGTCCCACCACTGACGGGCTGAACGCATACATTAACCAGGGTTATTGATTAGCAACACCCTGATATTCAGACAGTAGCCACCTCCGGGTGGCTTTTTTATGGGAGTTTGCCGTGCGCGACATACCAGCCAGTATGATTATTGATAGCGTCGATGCCGGAGTCGGCGCTTTCATTGACCTTTTCGAAGCAGACCTGCAACCATATGGCGGGGACCTTATCCGCTTCCATTCCGGTACAAATGGCTATTACGGTAATGTTATCTGGAAAGGCAACCAGTACCAGGCTTACCCGATAGCAGTGGAAGGATTCGAGTCAAAGAACGAAGGGACCTATGCCAGGCCAACAATGGTTGTGGCGAACGTGACCGGCCTGATTACCGGGATTAACCACGATTTTGATGACATGCTTGGCGTGGTAATCACCAGGCGTCAGGTGCCGGTAAAATATCTTGATGCGGTTAACTTTCCGAACGGTAATCCTGATGCGGACCCGACACAGGAGGCCGTTTCCCGCTACGTTGTCGAGGAGATGACGGAAGAGACATTTGAACAGGTGGCCTACACGCTGGCGACACCGATTGACTGCGATAACGCCATTATCCCGGCTCGCACTATTCTGGCTGACGTGTGCCAGTGGCAGTATCGCGGCGTTGGGTGTGGATATGACGGGCCGCCAGTTGCAGATGAGCGCGATAATCCAACCGCAGACCCGGCGAAAGATAAGTGTTCTCACCGCCGTAGCGGCTGCCGTTTCCGTTATCCGCGACCGGAACCAATGCCAATCAGCAGCTTCCCCGGCTCTCAGAAGGTTTCCTGATGCAAGAGTTACTAGAATATGCGGCATCGTCGCAGGATGAAGTGTGTGGGCTGATTATTGATGGTGAACGACTATACCGCTGCCGGAATATACATCCTGACCCGGGAAAACACTTCCGTATCAGCGATGATGAATGGCTGTCAGCCGAGGACGAGGGAGAGGTGACTGCAGTATTTCACTCGCATCCGGGAAGAGTGCCTTTTCTGTCAGGAGCAGACCGCAATGCACAGGTATCCAGTGGGCTTCCGTGGTGGCTGGCTTGCGGTGGTGTGATTATGAAATTCAGGCCTGTTCCATTGCTGTTGGGGCGCAAGTTCAAGCATGGTGTCATGGACTGTTACACCCTGTTCAGGGATGCGTATCATCTTTGCGGAATCGACCTTCCTGACTTCGAACGCACTAATGGGTGGTGGTTGCGTGGTGAAAATCTTTATCTGAACAACATGCCTCTCAACGGCTTCCGCCAGGTATCGACGGGCGAAGCGCAACCAGGTGACGTCATCATCAGGCAGCCATTCCCCGGCGCTGACCCTTGCCACGCAATGATTCTCCTCGAAGGAAACATGGTGCTTCACCACGACCACGCCGGCCATCTGAGCCGGAGAGAGCCAATGCGTCCGGCATACGTTAAGCAGATGCATTCCATATGGAGACATGAACAGTGCTCATCTTTAAATTTGCTGGCAGTTTACGCCGATTTTACCGCCAAATCCCTCTGAACGTAGATACGCCGGCTCAGGGGCTGCGCCTGCTTCTTGCCCAGAATCACGAATTCAAAAAAGCATTCCTCAATACAAAACTTCGGATCCGAATAGCGGGCGAGGATGTTGAGGTATCCGCTATGCAATGGCATCTGGATCGCCACCTGAAAGATGGTTCTGTAGTCCTGTTTGTGCCGGTAGTCGAAGGCGCTATCACTGCCGCTGCTGCGGCATGGATTGCGGTTGCTGTCAGCGTGGCTTCAATTGCGTACTCGGTATACATGTCCCGCAACATGAAAACTAAAACGTCAGCGGAAGCGGCTGAGACAAACACGCTAACGAATAACTCATTTACCAGTGCGGAGAACAGAGTAGGGCAGGGTAGACCTGTGCCAATACTACTCGGTGAGATGGAAGTTGGCTCAAATGTTATTTCTCTAGGTATCGACACAAGCAACATCCAGGACTGGACGGAATCTATTAGCTAAGGTGGCATTATGTCTTCAGGCGGCGGCAAAGCATCAACCCCCAAACTACTCGACGATAATCTCAAATCAAAGCAATTTTACCGGGTACTGGATCTAATTTCGGAAGGTCCAATTTTCGGGCCCGTTGACCAGGAACACCTGTCGTCTTTCAAGCTCAACAAGACCCCGGTAACAGACGCGACAGGCAGCGTAAGCGTAAATGGCGTAAGCGTAGCCTGGCGCCCGGGGGCTGAAACGCAATCACCCATTAACGGCTTCTCTGCTATTGAAGCAACAACTATCATGAACACCGAAGTAACCTATGACACGCCGCTGGTACGCACTATAACCGATCAGGACGTTACCCGGGTGAGGTTCAACGTTGGTGTGACCGGTCTGGTTGAGCAGGACACTAAAGGAAATCAGAACAACACCACCGTCACTATGGTGCTGGAGAGTAGAACTGGTGCTTCAGGCTGGGTTATTGAAAAGACCGTGACTATCACCGGAAAGATATCAGGCGAGTATCTTGAGGCCCATCTGATTGATGCTCCGAATATCAAGCCGTTTGATATTCGAGTTCGCCGCATTACACCCGACAGCAGCAGCGATTTGCTGTCCAACGGTACTATCTGGAATAGTTACAGTGAAATCACCGACGACAACCTTAGCTATCCGTTCTCCGCTATTGCGGGTGCAGTTATTGACCGTGACCAGTACACCGACACCCCTAGTCGCACATACCATCTTCGCGGCCTGATTGTGGACGTTCCTGACAACTACGATCCGATTGCCAGAACTTACTCAGGGCTATGGACTGGCGGATTCAAAAAAGCGTGGACTAACAACCCGGCGTGGCTGTTCCGTGAACTGGCGAGGAATACCCGTTTTGGCCTGGCGAAACGTGCCGGTTATATCGATATAGATGACGGTGCGCTGTACGTCCTCTCACAGTATTGCGATCAGCCTGTTAACGATGGCTACGGCGGGCAGGAACCAAGGATGACGCTGAATGCCTATATTACCGAGCAGGTGAGTGCGCGTGACATTCTCGACAAGATAGCGAGCATGTTTCGCGGTATAGCACTGTGGGACGGGATGCGACTGTCTGTCATGCTGGATGCGCCACAGGACCCGATTGCGACAATCACGAATGCTAACGTGGTTGATGGCGAGTTCAAGCGTAGCTCCGTGAAGCGTTCAGAGAAATACAATGCCGTTGTTGTGTCATGGACTGATCCGGATAATGGTTGGGAGCAGGTAAAAGAATACGTTTCCGACGATGAGATGATCGCTCGCGGAAACTACAACGAAACAACAATTGAAGCATTCGGTTGCACGTCTCGCGGTCAGGCATGGCGCGCTGGGAAATGGCTTCTTGAAACGGCGAAACGGGAAAGCAGCAGACTGTCTTTCCAGATGGCGCGCGATGCTATCCACTTCACGCCGGGTGATATCGTTGAAATCATGGATAACAACTATGCTGGTGCGCGTCTTGGTGGCCGCATTATGTCGCATGCAGGTAACAGAATTACCGTGGATGCGGTTGATTCATCCCTGATATCAGACGGCGACACCATGTCAATCATGGGTAGCAACGGGAAGTTCGTTAAATACGAGATTGGCAGCATTTCCGGCAACGTGGTGACGCTGAAAACGACTCCAGCATGGGTTAGTGACGGTACTGTATTTGCCATCTCTACCAGTAACGTTTCTACCAGACTATTCCGCATCCTTAGCATTGCAGAGACCGATAACAACTCGGTCTACAGCATCACTGCATCACAACATGACCCGAACAAACAGGCCATTGTTGATGAAGGTGCCGTGTTTGAAATTCCCAACGATACGTTGAACGGTTACCGAGTCCCGAATGTGGAGAACCTGCGCATCATCAACACCGACTCTGAGACTGTCCAGGTCACTGCTACATGGGAGACAGCAACTACCACTAAAAAACTGGTGTTTGAGTTATACGTATATACCGACGACGGCAAAGTGATCGCTCAGTACGAAACAGATCAGTTCCGCTACGAGTTCTTTGGTCTGAACGCCGGTGGATACACGCTTGGCGTTCGCGGTCGCAATGAAAACGGAATGAAAGGCGCTGAGACGCAAATTAGTATGGTCATCGGTGCGCCACCTGCACCATCCAGTGTTATCTGGACGCCAGGCTTGTTCTCTGCTGACCTGGTCCCCGTCATGCGCATTACGGCAACGACAGACACATCGTTTGAGTTCTGGTACTCCGGGCAGAACCAGATTGTCAATCCTGACGATATTGAAGACCAGACTCAGTTCCTCGGGCGCTCTAACCAGTGGACGCTTCATGGTCTACAGGCTGATAAGACGTATTACGTTTATGTCCGCACCAAAAATGCTTTCGGGGTATCGGAGTTCGTTGAGGCATCAGGTCAGGCGTCATCAGATATTCCTGGAATGATAGAACTCATTGATGAGCAGATCCGCGAATCAGATGCGTTTAAAAATGTTCAGCAGGGTGTCAACACCAACCTGGACGGTATCATGTCGAACGCGCTGGCGAACCACGGAACCGTTGAGCACCAGTATCAGCAATATGGGGAGGTTCGCGCCGACATCCTTGTTGTGAAAACAACTGTCGCTACTGCCGAGCAGGGGCTCGCCGATCTTTCCACTTACGTACAGGCACAAATAGGCCCTGAAGGAGAGTTAACCTCAGCCGTAAATCAGAAAATGACCGCTGAGGTAAATAGTGATGGGACTGCAAAAGCCTCTTACACACTCAATATGGGGATTGTCAGGAACGGTGTGAAATATAACACCGGATTCGGCATGTCTATCGAGCCAGACGGAGCAGGTAGTTATAAATCTACTGCTCTCGTTGCCGCCGACCAGTTCGGTGTTTATAGCGGTAGCGATCCGGGTAATTACAAGGCTGCATTTCTGGTATCTAACGGGCAGGTATTCATCAACGATGCTTTTATCAATTATGCGTCCATAACCCTTGCCAAGGTTGGCTCATGGTATTCAGCCAATTACGCAGAGGGACAGACGGGGACGATTATGAAAGCAGACGGTACGTTTGAGGTTAACGGGGCTGTATCTGGGCAGGGTGGCACAAAATTGACGAATACCAATTACAGCGTTAAGGATGGAAACGGTGTTCTTCGTGTGCAGATAGGTCAAATAACGGGGGTATTTTGATGGCGTGGGGTGTTCAGACATGGGATGACAATGGCGTCCCTAATAACTATGGGATCAAGCCTACAATGGTACTTTCCCGTGTGAATGTGTCTAACGGGCAGGTATCTGGGTCGTGGTCTTTTACCATTGAGTCCGGATACCAGTTACGTTATTTGCAATGTCCGTTTCAATCAGTTAACTCAGCGAGCAGGAGAAAAATTAATTTCTCTGGCGGAACCGCATCATTATCCAGTGCTGCCAGTTCAGACTATACGGAAAATACCGAACCTGCTGTTGCGGGGATGATTATTTTTTATCAGGAGAAAATATAATGGCAACATACGGTGCGCTACTTACAACTCCTGACGGAGTTCAGTTCGTTACTCCGAACACTACCCCCATCGCACTTGAGAAAAAACTGACAGCAACAGGAAGTGGTATCGCTACAATAACAACGACATTTAATACTGAAGATGTTGTTATGCCTTTCTGTTGCACTACCGGAGCGGAGGCATATTTCACTTATACCATAAGCGGGAATACAATCAGTGTTCAGGCAAGGCAAACGGTAGGACAGTCTCAGTCACTTACGCTTCATCTTTATCTGTTCACAACAAAAGCACAGGTGCCTCCTGCGTGGGGAATGGCTATCTGGGATAAAAACGGGAAATGCATTCTAACCAATGAAACAAAAATACTTACAGATATAACGACAGGGGGGATAGTTGGAGAGGCTAACTCTGGGGTTAATCTTGATATTACAACCACAGGTAAAAAAGCCATAGCACCACAGGCTGCTGGTTTTATGGTGGCAGTATCTTCAGGTGGAGCATTGCAGTCACCGATTGGGAATACGTGTTATTTTAACGGAGCATCCTCTCGCATGAGAACAATGCTGGCCGAAACACCACCAACCGGATGGAACAGGCAGGTAATTGATTTTAAAACTTCTGTAAAATATATCGATGCCTCTTATTACGATTAATTGATGGCGAGTTTTGTAATTGGTTGCTGCTGTGCCTGGGGACTCCCGGTGAACTCTTCAGCCAAAGAGTCAGAGATCTCGTTTACGAGCTCATCAGAGATTGTCAGGCTGTACGCTCATCCGCATAGGTGGATTCACAGCAGCGGCTTTATGCTAACGTAGGTTGAATTTTCTGACAAACTCATTTCCCACAAGTTGTCGTCTTGAAGTTATTAACTGCTACCCATTGCCAGTTAAATGGATAGCCAGCGCGGTATTGCGTCTGATTGGCGACTTTACGCACTCCGTAAATCTGCACGGTAGTGTCCTGACCGCCAACCATTGCCTGAGCGGTGCAAATCGGCTTCTGCTTTTCGAGAATGCCAGCGCACCCAGAAACAAAGATTACTGATAACACTGCGATTGCTGATAGTAGTTTTTTCATGTTAATTCCCTTTCGTTATTGTAGGTTGGTTGTAACCCATTGAAAGCAATATACACAGATTTAAAAGCCATCATATCTGGTGGCTTTTGTATTTTTGACGTCCTAATTCAGGAGACACTATGTCAGCAGGAACATTAACCCTGACAAATAATTCTGCTGCGATTTCCGGAAGCGGCACTGATTTTTCAACTGAACTGGCATCCGGTGACTTTATCGTTGTTACTGTCGGCGGCATCCCTTATACACTTCCGGTTAAAACAGTAAATAACAATACATCACTGACGCTGGTTAGTGTTTACACAGGTCCGACACAATCCGGCGCTGCGTGGTCTGCCGTGCCTCGTGTTGCTTTGAACATGGTCACGGCTGCCTTGGTGGCTCAAAGCGCTGAGGCACTGCGTGGACTGAATTACGACAAACAGAACTGGCAGCAGGTTTACAGTACAGACGGAAACATCACAGTGAAGCTGCCAGATGGCACTACCTTCACCGGCCCGTCATGGAAATACCTGTCTGACAATATTGTGTTGCAGAATGATTCTCGTCTGACAACCATAAATGGTAAAACCGGTGGAATTATTAACGGCGAAATTTCCCTCACTCGTTCAGCCACAGAAAATATTTCAAACAGAATCGTCTTTACTACCATTGTTGCTGCTGAGGGGTTAACTGCATGGGCTGAGCGTCATAATTTTGCTGATGGCACTAATCGCCAGATACTCAACTTAAGTTCTGTATCAGGTTCGCGTAAAGCGGTACTTCATGCAGATGGTGGGGTCCTCTGCAGAGCGGGTATGAATAACCTTTCGTTGTTACGTACTGGATACTTTATTGATTACGAGTCAGGTCCAATCTCCCTTTATATAGACTCTACCCGTATGGGAGAAATACAGCTATCAGCGACCTCTGACAGGCTTTTGAAGAAAGAAATTGAGTATTTATCAGATATGGTTGGTGCAGATCCTTCTGCCAATGCGCTGAATGAAGTACTCCAATGGAACCCGGCAACATTCAAGTATAAGAAACGCAGCATTATCCCAGAGAGCGATACCCATCTTGGGTTCATTGCTAATGACCTTGTCGAAGTCTCACCGGAGTGCGTTAAGGGGAAAGGGCTGGAAGATGGCTATGATGAGAACAATACAGCGGAAGCATATTCACTCGATGAGATAGCTATGATAGCTAAGCTGACATTGTCTATTCAGGAATTGCAAAAACAGATTTCCGAACTTCAGGCGAATGGTGCTGGAAGCTGA